TAGGTGTGTTCTTAGTGCAGTAGATTTACGTAATATGTCCAGGGGTCAACACATGATGTATAAACTGTTAGGTACTCAGCAGTTTTTTAAGAGTCATGCATGGCGATGGGATGCTGAAGGGATCATGAAAATGCCCGTTAATCAAGATACTTCTAGTGGTTTATGTAATGGTCAGACGAACACTATAGTTAAAGGAGGTATTACTTATATTTATCGGCCTTATGGTAAGAAAAGGGACTTAGAATTTGCATGTAAATATAAGGTGGTCCGCTGTGTTGAAAGTTACATAAAGCATAAACAAGAATCTCGTTTTTTTTCAGACCTAGGAACTATGATTTCGTCAATTTCTCTGAAAGCTAATTATTTAAACGCCTATGTAGAGGGTGCTATGAGCAAAGAGGATAGAGAAAAGATGTATGCTAAATGTCGTGAATTTTTTATTACTTTTATGCTACAATACATTATAGATATGATAGTTCAAGTAAGTCGTCATCACGTAGAGCAAGGAAATCTTATTCGGATAGGTACGATCTGGGATCATGGTGGCGCAGATGAATTTGCTAGGTACTATCGCTATGATAACCCTGATTTTGTTATTAATGAAGGCGATTTCTCAGCAATGGACACTACGATTCGTAAGAATTTGATACAAGCATACAGTATGGGTTCAGTTGTTTACATTGATTTTTCCCAAATGACCCCTACCGATATTATGATATATAAATCGTTGCTTAGATGGAGTGCTGAACATTTAAGCGTAAAATTATGTCGTGTAGTAGATACTTTATGGATAATTGTCTTTGGGATACTACCCTCTGGTGCGTTTTGTACATCTCATGGAGGGTCGTATATAGTCGCTTGGTTATTATGTTCATATATAGCCGAGTGTATAGCTAATCCTAAAGGTGGTAAACTTGTCCAAGATCATATAGAGCGAGATTTATTGCGTTTAGGTGTCTATGGAGATGATCATGTTATGTCAACTCATAAGGAAATTCAAATGTATGTTAATGAAGCAGGTTTTTCCGACTATGTTGCTCGTGTTCATGGTATGATAATCAAAAAGACATCTATCCGAATTGGTAAGGGTTTAACTAAATTAGATATTAATCATACGATGATTGAAAAAGGATCAGTCTTTTTAAGGAAACGTATAGTTCGGGTGTCTAATTTAGTAGATTATGAATCTTGGCCCCGAGGAGTATCAGAGTTTGTAGCTATACGAAATTATAGAGATTATTATGATAAAGTTTGTTACGGTCCGAGACGTAAAGATTTTTATGATACTGCTGCTGCTTTGATAGGGTTAGCGTATGATAATTGTGGTGTTTGCTTGTATACTCATCAGTATTTATATATGATGTATTCCATGTGTAGGCAAGTTACGGCGGATGCTATGTTTCCTAAGGGTGTAATTCGAGCAATTTTAAATTCTAATGACGTTACTGTTAAAAAATATTTGTTTCGTAAAGGTAAAGTTTTAAATGACATAACTGGTGAGTTTCCTGATCTTGATACCTTACGTCGTAGGCATATTAAAAATATATATTTGTGCAAGCGACGTTTTTTTCCTCATCATTATGCCACTCCAGCTACAGTGCGATTTGAGTAGTTAAATTAAATTAAATAAAAGAAGAAAAAAAAAAAAAGAAAG